CAAGCTGGCCGGGCTGGTCCGCTCGGCGGCCGAGCTGCAGCGCGCCTACCTGCTGGTGAGGCTGAACCAGATGGAGCGCGCCGTTGGTGAGGCGATGACCGATGGCCGCGAGCTGCACGCCCTGCGGATGATCGCAGGCGAGGGGCACACGGTGCGCGAGGTGGCCGGGTCGAGCGGCTTCGCCAGGGCTGCGACCACGGCCGCGCTGGTGCGTGCGCTGGAGGCGATCGCCGTGGCCTTGCGAATCACAGGCCAATAAGTTCATAAGAAGCGCAGCGCTGAACTTGCGTCTGACGAACCCGCCCGGCCCCCGCCGCGGCGGGTTTTCCTTGTCCGCTCAGTGGGTTGAGCCGCACCCCCACCCCTTCGGGTCCTCCCCGGCCACCCCCCGGCTATGCGGTGTTGCGAGGCGCGAGCTTTCGTTAGTTCCGGGGTTGGAAACTTTCTGAACTGGGTGAACTCGCCATGCCTCTGCTGATGACGCAGGCGGAGTTCGCGGACCGCCACGGAGTGGGAAAGCCGGCCGTCAGCGGCTGGAAAAAGAAGGGCCTGCTGGTCTTCGCGCCCGACCCTGAGCGGCCGGCGAAGATGCTGGTGGACGCCGAGAAATCGGACCTGCTGGTCCGCGGCTCGATCGACCCGACGCGGGGCCGGCCTCGGTCTTCGGAGCATGGGGCTGAGACACCCGCGGCCGAGGCTCCGGTTCGCCAATTGCCGCCGCTCAGCGGGATCGAGGCGGCGCGCCTTGAGGAAATGCAGGAGCGCACCCGTCGTCGGAAGATCGAGACGGAGCAGCTGCTGGGGTCGCTGGTCTCGGCGGCCGAGGCGGAGCGCCGCGCGGGTGAGCTGGGCCGCAAGTGCCGCGAGGGCGTCATGGCCGCGATCCGCCAGCAATCGGAACGCATCGCCGCTGAGAGCGACCCCCGCCAGGTGGTCGCGATCCTGAGCGAGGCGGTGGAGCAACTCTTCAACCGCCTGGCGGACGAAATCGAAGCCGAGGCCAGGGCCGAGCGCGAGGTGGACCGCCAGCTGGCGCCGCTCGCCGGAGATGATGAGGGCGATGAGCCATGAAGCTGACCGACCTGGACCCGCGCTGGCTGACCGAGGACGGCCGCAAAGTGGGCTTCGTGTTCCGCAGCCCGACCGACGCGCGCTGGTATCAGTCCTGTTTCTTCGAGGCTGGCCGCAAGCTCATGACCTGCGCCGAACCGGCCTGCTACGAGAGCGACGCTTGGTGCTGCCCGCATAGCCAGCTCGGCCTGGCCGCCGGCGCTGGGCTCAACACCGAAAAAGTCCAGGGCTGCAACATCAACTGCGCCTGGACCGCCCAGGGTGAATTGGACTTCGCGACCCTGACCGTCACGCCGTCGCTGGACGGCTCGCCCGGCGGGCTCTGGCACGGTTTCATCACGAACGGCGAAATCATGGGTGGCCTGTGATGACGGAGGAAGCCCCGAAGGCCGAAAAGGCTGGCCGTCATTGCTACGTCGGCGCGCCGCAGATCTTCCAGCTAAGTCAGGCCGTGTGGTTCGTGGACCGCGCGTTCGGCGAGACCAGTTACCTGGTGGGCTCGGCGACCCGGTCGGTGAACTTCCGTGACGTCGATGTTCGGATGATCATGGGCAATGCGAAATTCGAGCTTCTTTTCGGGGAGCACGGCGACAGCCAGGCGACCCCGTTCTGGAGCCTGATCTGCACCTCGGTCAGCCTGTACCTGCAGAAGCAAACCGGCCTACCGGTGGACTTTCAGATCCAGTCGATGAAGTCGGCCAACGCCCGCTTCGCGAGCAAGGAAGGCCATATCCGCCACCCGCTCGGCCTCTTCATCACCGATCCGGCGCCAGCGTGGGAAGGCCTCGAATTTCTGGACAAGCCGGTCCACCTGGTGGAGCGGCAAACCGAGCCCGGCAAGGCGGAGTGAACATCCACGCGCGGCCCCTGATGGGGGCCGAGGCGGCGCTGGATGCGAACGCCGCTCGCATCAACCGGGCGTTCGCGGGCGGGCTTCGGCCGCCGCCGCGCATCTCGGTCAGCGACTGGGCGGCGGAGAACCGGCGTTTCGGTGAGGACAGCGCCTATCCGGGGCCGTGGGATCGGTCGGTCGCGCCGTACCTGGACGAAATCATGGACTGCCTCTCGCCGCACCATCCGGCGTCGGTCGTCTCGATCATCAAATGCGCCCAGTCGGGCGGCTCGGCCAGCGGGGAGAACTGGATTGGCTACGTCGCCGACGTCGCGCCGGGGCCGATGATGTATGTCGGGCCGACGATCACGGCGGCCAAGGATTGGCTGGCGGAGAAGTTCTGGCCAATGGTCGAGGCCACGCCGCGGCTCAACCCGGACCGATCCGGCGTCGTCATGCCGAAGCGCCAGCGCGACGGCGCCGGGACGACGGCGCTGCGCACGCGGTTCCGCAAGGGCGGCTGGATGCTGGTCGCCGGGGCCAACTCGGCCGCCACGCTGCGCCAGCACTCGATCCGCTACGCGATCGAGGACGACCTGGACCAGTTCCCAGACGACCTGGACCACCAGGGCGCGCCGGAAAGCATGGTCACCGCCCGCCTGACGGTGTTCACCCGCCAGGGCATCGCCAAGCGGCTGAAGATCTCGACGCCGACCAACGCCGGGGCCTCGAAAATCGAGGTGGCGGTGAAGGCCGGCGACCAGCGCCGCTACTACTTCGCGTGCCGGCATTGCGGCTCGCGGTTCGATCCGCAGTTCGCCGACCTGCGATGGCCGGACGGCCGGCCCGATCAGGTGGAGCTGGTGGCCCCGTGCTGCGGCGTCCCGCTGGCGCACTGGGAAAAGCCGGCGATGAGCCGGGCGGACGGCTGGCTGGCGACATTCGAGGATGACGGCGAAAAGCCGCCGCGTGTGATGGACGAAGCGACCTTTCAGGACTGGCGCGCGCAGCGCCCGGCGGGAACGGTGATCGCGGGCCGCCAGCCGAGCTTCGATATCAGCGGGATCATCTCGTCGTTCCTGACCTGGTCGGATCTCTGCGACAGCTTCGTCAAGGCGCAGGGCGACCAGAACAAGCTGCGCTCCTGGACCAACCTGATGTTGGGTCAGGCCTTCTCGCTGAAGGGCGACGCGCCGCCGGCCGAGAGCCTGGAGGCGCTGCGCGAACAGGACTGGGACAAGACCGCCGTGCCGCACGGCCCGGCGGTGTTCACCCTCGGCTGCGACGTCCAGGGCGACGGGATCTACTACGAGGCCCTGGGCTGGGCCTTCGGGCTGGAGAACTGGAGCCTGGACCACGGCTTCCTGCCGGGCGCGACGGACGTGCCGGGCGAAGGGGCCTGGAAGCTGCTGGAGGATTATTCGCGGCGGACCTTCGCCATGCCGGGCGGCAAGGCCATCGGGTTCGACTTCATCTGCGTCGACGCCGGCTACAACACAGAGGCTGCCAAGGCTTTCTGCAAGCGGTCGGGCAAGCGGCTTCCGGTGTTCGGCCGCGATGGCTGGATGCTGCCGATCCTGGGCCGGTCGATGGCCGTGCATCACGAGGTCGGAAAGTCCAATCGCCGCAAGCGGACCAAGCGGGCCGGCGAGGACGCTCACCTGGTGGGGACCTTCGGGGCCAAGTTCAGCTTTTACGGCTTCCTGCGCACCTCGATCGCCGCGGCCGACGCCGAGGCGCGCGGCCAGGGGGCGGAGCCGATGCGCGGGCGGATCCATTTCGGGCGACACGCGGACGTGGCGCTGTTCGACATGCTGACCAGCGAAAGCGTGGTCACCGAGGTCAAGAACGGGCTGAAGCGCCGGGTGTGGCGGCTGCAGCCGGGCCGGCAGAACCACTGGCTGGACTGCCGCATCTACAACCGCGCCGCCGCCGAGGCGATGGCGCTCGATAGCCGCGCCGAGGCCGACTGGCTGGCGCTGCGCGAGGACCGCTACGCAAGCCCGACCGGCCAGGCCGACCTGGTGGCGCGGATGAATTCACCCATTCCGACGGCATCGGCCCCGTTTGCGGGGGCGAGGACCCCGGACGCGCCGCCGGCCGCCTCTCCAGGACCGGCGGCGCGAGACAACGAAACCTGGGTCCCAGATCGAGAGGGGTGGCTGTAGATGCCTGCACCGGATTACGCCGTCGAGATCTCGGCGCTGGAAACCGCCCTGTCGACGGGCGAACTGACGATCGAGCAGGACGGCGAGCGCGTGACCTATCAGTCCGCGTCCGACATCGTGAAGCGGCTCAGCTACTTCCAGCAAAAGGCGGCGGAGGCCGCAGTTTCGCCGTCCAGCCGGGGCCAGTTCGGCTTCTCGGCGCCCGCCTATAGCCGGGACTGAAGCGCGTGAAGCTTCGCGACTTCATCGACGGCGCCGTCGAGGCGTTCTCGCCGCGCGCGGCGCGCCAGCGGATGGCGGAGCGCATGGCGCTCGATCAGCTGCGCGACTACGACGTGGCCGGCGGGGGTCGCCGCACCGCCGGCTGGCGTCGGACATCGACTTCGGCCGACCGCGAGGGCCAAAAGGCGCTCCGAAAAACTCGAGACACCGGCTACGAGCTGGTGCGCAATAACAAGTACGCCGCCGCGATCGACATCCACCTGACGTCGTACCTGGTCGGCGACGGTATCGCGCCCCGCGCGGTACACCCGATCAAGCGAATCCAGAAGGCCGCCCAGGCGGAAATGGACGCGTTCTTCGCGTCTCGGGTGGACGGCCGTCATGACTTCTTCGGCCTGCAGGCGCTGGCGGCCAGCGCCATGGTGGTCGGCGGCGAAGGTCTGGTTATCTGGGGGCCTGACGCCGAAGGCCCAGACGGGCGCTGCAAGGTGGTTGAGGGCGCCTACCTCGATCACACGAAGAACCGCGACGTCGCGGGCGAAAATCGCATCGTCCAGGGCGTCGAATTCGATCAGGTGAGCGGCGAGCGCGTAGCCTATTGGCTGTACGACCGCCACCCTGGCGACATCGCTTTCATCGGATCGAATTCAAAGCGCTACAGCGCTGACTACGTCGACCACGTCTACGAGGAACGCCGCCCCGGCCAAACGCGGGGTATCTCCTGGCTGGCGACGGTCGCGACCACGCTGCGCGACGTCGCCGACATGGCCGACGCCAAGCTCATGAAGGAAAAGGTCGCCGCCTGCCTGGCGCTGATCCTGACGCCCGGTGAAGGCGGCCCGGCCATCGACCCGTTCGACGGCGAAGGCGAGCTCGGCAAGGGCGCAAGCTCCGGCAAGAGCCCCGGCGACAAGATGGACACGCTGCGCCCGGGCGTGGTGTGGCGGGCTCGGCCGGGCGATACGGCCAGCGTCGTCAACCCGCCGCACACCGGCGAGGGTGTCCATCTGATCAAACAGGAGTTGATGGGCGTGGCCGCGACGACGGTCCCCTACCACGTCCTGTCGGGCGACCCTTCAGAGGCCAACTATTCGAGCCTGCGCGCGCTGAACAACCCGTTCCGCAACCGCATCGTGGCGGTCCAGCAGCACGTCCTGGTCCCGTTCATGTGCCTGACCGCGGCCCAGCGCCGGATGAAGCGCCTCGCGCTCAAGACCGGCGACCGCCGCTTCCTGGCTGTGACCTGGAAATGGTCCATGCCGGTCTGGCGCAACGACGACCCGATCAAGGATTTCACCGGCGAACTTATGGAGGTCCGCGCCGGGACCAAGTCGATGATCACCGCTCTGACCGAGCGCGGTGTGAACCCGGAAGAGCATGTCGATGAGATCGCCGCCTGGGTGGCGATGACCGACAACGCCAAGCTCGCCCTGGATTCCGACCCTCGGCGGATCAACCTCTCCGGCGCCCTGCAGCCCGCCGCCGGCTACCTGAACGGCCAGGCTCCTAAGGAAGGCTAACGCTCCATGCCCCAAGACATGATCCGCCGCCAGGCCGACCTGGCGGTGCAACGCCGTGCGTCCGAAGTCGGCACGTACAACGCCGACACGCGCACGGTCGAGCTGACCGCCGCCACCGGCGTCCGCGTCCGTCGCTATGACTGGGACATCGGCTACTACTGGGAAGAGCTGGCGATGACGCCCGACGCCGTGGACCTGTCCCGCGTCGAGGCGGGCCAGTGCCCGCTGTTGGACAGCCATTCGCGCTGGTCGATCGAGGACCAGCTGGGGATTGTCGAGTCGGCCCGACTTGAAAGCTCACAGCTCATCACGCCCGTCCGCTTCAGCGAAGGCGAGAAGGCGAAAACCGCCGAAGCCAACGTGGCCAACCGCACCCTGACCGGCGTGTCGATCGGCTACCGCATCCTGGAACTTTCGCTGATCGAAAAGGACGCCCAGGGCGTCCCGGTCTACCGCGCCACCAAGTGGGCGCTGATGGAAGTGTCCCTTACTCCCGTTCCCGCCGATCCGGCCGCAGGGGTCCGATCGGAAACTGGGTTGCACCCCTGTGTCATTGTGGAGACCCGGAAAATGCCCCCGGAAAACGAACCCGCCGTTCAGCCGGCGGCTGATCAAAACCGTGTCGCCCCTGCGCCGGCCCCTGCGCCCGCGCCGGTTCCCGCCGCCCGTGGCGAGGACACCCAAACGGCCCCCGATGCGAGCGCCGCTCGCATGTCCGGGGTCCAGGCCATCGACTTTGTTGAGGACGCTCGCGCGCTCGGCGTCGACGTCGCCCAGGCCCGCGGCTGGGCCGAGAAGCTCACCCCCGATGCGGCCCGCGGCGAGCTGCTGCGCGCGGCGGCCGACAAGCAACGCGACGAAGCCCCGCGCATTGCGGCTGGCGATGGTGCGCGCATCACGCACGACGCCCGCGACAAGGCCCGCGACGCCTGCTCCCTCGCGCTGCTCAATCGCTTTGAACCTGGCCGTTACAAGCTCGACGGCGCGGTCGGTGAGGGTGCTCGCGAATGGCGCGGAATGTCGCTCCTGGAAATGGCGCGATCGAACCTGGAGGCCAATGGCGAGAAGGTCCGCGGCCTGAGCCGTCGCGAGCTGGCTGACATGGCGCTGCGGACCCACTCCACGTCCGACTTCCCGTACATTCTGGCCAACGTTGCGAACAAGACGCTGCGCCAGGGTTACGAGTCATCGCCCCAAACGTTCAAGGCTTGGCAACGGCGCGCCACCGCGGCTGACTTCAAGCAAATCCAGCGCACGCAGCTGGGCGGCGCGCCGGGCTTCCTGCTCGTCCCTGAAGGCGGCGAGTTCAAGATGGGCACGATCGGCGAGGGCAAGGAAGTCTACGCCCTGGCGACCTATGGCCGGAAGTTCTCGATCACCCGGCAGACGCTGATCAACGATGACCTGGACGCCTTCTCGCGGATCCCGGTCATGATGGGCCGCGCGGCGGCCGACCTGGAGTCGGACACGGCCTACGCCCCGCTGATCGCCAACCCGAACATGGGCGACAGCGTGGCGCTGTTTCACGCCAGCCACGGCAACCTCGCCGGCTCGGGCGCCGCGATCTCCGAAACGACCATCTCCGCGCGAGAGGCCGCCATGGGGATCCAGACCGGGCTGGAGGGGCGTTACATCAACGTCACGCCGAAGTTCCTGATCGTCGCGCCGAAGGACAAGGTCGCCGCCCAGAAGATGCTGACGGCGGTCATGCCGACAGCGACGAGTGGCGTGAACGTCTACGCCAACTCCATGGACCTGGTGGTGGAAGCCCGGCTCAGCCGCAGCTCCGGCGCCGTGCCGTGGTTCATGGCGGCCGACCCGGCCCAGGTGGACACCATCGAATACGCCTACCTGGAAGGCGAAGAGGGCGTCTACCTGGAAGAGCGCGCCGGCTTCGATATCGACGGCATGGAGTTCAAGGCGCGCCTGGACATCGCTTCGAAGGCGATCGACTGGCGGGGTCTGCAGATGGATCCCGGCACCGCCTAAGCCGCCCTCCCCTAAATTCCTCCCCAACTCACGGGCGGCTTCGGCCGCCCGTGGCTTTTTCGGCCCCGACGACGATCGCCGAGACCCCCGCCCGCGGGGGCTTCCGCTGTCTTCGCCGGAGACGACCCGGCAACAACTCCAGCAGAAGGACAGTGACCATGAAGACCCAGATTGACAGCGGGGATGTCATCGACATCACCGCGCCCTCCGGCGGGACCACCTCCGGCGTCGGCGTGCTGCTCACCAAGCTGTTCGGCATCGCCGTGACCACCCAGCTGGTCGGCGAAACCGCGTCGATCGTGACGCGCGGGACGTTCGACCACACCGCTGAGGGCGCCGGCTCCGGCCAGGCCTGGGCGGTCGGCGACATCGTCTACTGGGACGACACGAACAAGCGGCTGACCAAGACCAGCTCCGGCAACACTCGCGTGGGCGTGGCCGTGGCGGTCAAGCTCACCGCGGCGACGACCGGACGGCTGCGGCTCGACGGTTTCGCCACCTAAGCCGCCCTCGGCGGCGACAGGGGCGTGAGCGGCCGACGCCCCAATGCACCTTCGGCCGACCCTTCCACATCGTCAGGAGTGAGCGCCCATGCGACGCCTCTACGCCTT